AAATGGGATATGCCAATTGGTAAAGGAACTATAAAAAAAGATAAAGATAAAGCATATTTTGACGGATCCTTTTTTATGGATACAGAGAGTGGTAAAGAAGCTTACAACTTAGTCAAAAATATGGGAGACTTACAGCAATGGTCTTTTGGTTTTAAAGTAAACGATTCAGAATACGGTAAATGGAAAAAAAGCGCAGACGAGGAAGTAGATGTAAGGTATCTTAAAAATTTATCAGTATATGAAGTGTCACCTGTTTTAGTAGGTGCAAATCAAGATACTTTTACAATGGCTATAAAAAGCGGTGAAAACTCTGAAGTAAAAATTATGGAAGAGGAAGTAGAAGTTATAGAAGAAGAAAAAGCAAAACTAGGAAAAGATATATTTGATAATCCTGGTGAGGCAATGAATAGAGCAAAAGAACTTTCCTGTGCTGATGGAGTACACGCTCAAGAGTTAGACGGTCAAACAGTATTTATGCCATGTAACACACATGCAGAATATGAAGAAGCAATGAAAGGTGATAAAGGGCATACTCCTCAACACACTTCAATGCAGGCACTTGGCCAAATAGCAGAAGATATGAAAGAAATATTAGCTCAAATGCCAAAAGATGAAAATGCTGATCTCCCAAGCTGGTGGGTAGATAAATTAACAACAGCAGCAAAAGAAATAAATGAAATAAGAGATTTACTTGTTGATCCACAACCAAAATCAGAGGATCAAGATCAGGTTTCAGAAAAGGGTGCCAGCGTGCAAGGTAGACGCTTTTCTGATGAGGTAAAAGATGTGCTTGCAGCATTAAATAACCTCGTTGCCAGAGTTCAATCTATAGGAGAACTCAGGAAAAAGAATGGAAGGAAGTTGGGGGTTTCAGCAACAGAGGCTCTCAGACAAGTTCAAGAAAGTGTCCAAGACGCTTTTGATGAACTAGATAAATTCGTAGACGAATTTGGAACGGAGGGTGCATTGGAAACAGATACAGAAGTAGTAGACGAAACTACTGTCGAGGAACCAACGGCTGAAGTTGATCAAGAGGAGACTGAAGCAGTAACAGAAGAGGTTGTAAACGAGGAAACTCCGCAAGAACCTGAAGAAGATACTGTAGAAGAAAACGAAAGAGAAACTGAAGAAGAGGTACCAGTTGACGAAGTTTCAGAAACTACTGAAGATGAAGTAGATAATGAGCTTGACGATCTTTGGCTTGAGAGTCAACAGATTGTTACTGACGCAATATTAACCGACATAGAAATAGAAGAAGAAAACGAGTAATTTAATTAGGAGATACGAATGGAAGTAAAAGAAATTCGTGAGCAAATAGTTGCAAAGTCCGAAGAACTCAAAGGTCTTTTTACAGAGATCTCAGAGCAAGAAGGACCATCTACTCCAGAGCAAAAAAACGCTGTCATTGATAGAAATGAAGAGCTAGCCACTTTAAGAGATGATCTTAAAGTTGCAGAAGCAAAGTCTAAATTAGACGCTTCTGAAGGAGCAGTTGCAAGTATTCCTACCCCATCAGAACAGCCAGAAGCTGGTTCATTTGGAGCAGAAGTACTTAAGTCAGCAGCTTACAAAGCTTACACAGAGAATGGTGCTAAGAATATTCAAAGCACAATTCCTTTTGAAATGAAAACAAACTTAACAACAACTGGATATCCACCTGAGTCTTCAAGACAACCAGGTATCTTAGAGACAGCTCTCAGAGATCCAAATGCTGTTATCAATTTGTTTGACCAGTTAACAACTGATCAAAATGCTTTTGTGTATCTTGAGGAAACTACTTTCACTAACAACGCAGCAGAAGCCGCAGAGGCAGCAGCAGTTGGTGAAGCAGCACTCGCTTTCACCGAGAAAACAGCAACCATATCAAAAATTGGTGTGAACATTCCAGTGACTGATGAACTTATGCAAGATGTTGCAGGTTTAGAGGGATATTTGAACTCTAGACTACAAACAATGGTCAGATTAAGATTAGACAGTCAATTACTTTCAGGTAACGGTACATCACCTAACCTAGAAGGTCTTTTAGATGCTGGAAAGTCAAGTGTTGGATCTAGTGATTTCAACGCTTACAGTGGAAACTTAGGAAGAATTGGCGCAATTTATAATGCAATAACAGATATCCGTACAAACGCTTTCACTGAGCCAGATGCTATTGTTATGAACCCAAATGACTGGGCTCAAATAGTAACACAGGTTGACGCAGACTTCGAAGGTACATCATCAGCAGGATACGCAGCTAAAAGAGGCGTATTCATCAATGCAGGTGGTTACGGTGGCGGAGTTGCCAACCAAATTTGGGGATTGACTGTTATTCCAACCACAGCTATACCTAACAACACAGCGCTTGTTGGTAAGTTCGGTGGCGGTGAAGCAGCTCATGTTGTCATGAGGCAAGGAATGGACATCGCAGTTAGTGATAGTCACGGTGAGAACTTTACAAAGAACATCATGGTGATCAGAGCTACTATGAGAGTCGGTTTCCCTGTTTACAGGCAAGCAGCTTTCCACAAGCTACTAAATATGTAATAAATTTACATTTTGAATATGGGGGCTTAGTGCCCCCATATTTTTTAACAAGTTAGGAGAAATTATGCCATCACATTACGGAATGGGTAAACCAAAGAAAAAGAAAAAACGCAAAAAGAAAAAGAAATAAGGTAGGATTTTAATATGAGTGAAAAATTTATTAAACCAGAAAAATCTATTTGGAAATTACAAGACGGAACTATTTGGGAAGGTCCTATGTCTGAACTTCCAAAAGCAAATGCTGATCTAATTGCTAAAGCAGGTTTTGAATATCCAGAGTCTTTCTTGAAAGAGCAAGGCTGGGGTAAAAAAGCTCCTGCAAAAAAAGCAGCTAAGAAAAAAGTAGAAACTAAAGCAGTAAAGCCAAAAGAAAATAAGTAAGGAGTCCCAATGGCTCTTTGCTCCTTTTCAGATGTTGAAGCAATAGTTGGTATCGACTTTAGCTCTACAGTACAAACATCTATTACAAATAATTTTATTCCCTATTCTGATAAAGTAATTAAAACCTATATTGGTTATGAAATAGAACAAACAAATCATACAGAAGTATTATTTGGTGACAATATGAGGGAACTATCACTTATAAACTTACCAGTTAATTCAATAACATCTATTGTCGAAGATGGACAAACCTTAACAGAAGGAAATGAAAACGATTTTGTTGTGCATCCAAATGGAAGGTTAGAAAGAGTTTTAAGCAGATGGTCAGGCTCTAAACCAAGAAATATTACTGTTGTTTACAACGCAGGATATGCAACAATTCCTGAAGATATAAGATTTACAAGCGCAAGAATATCTGCCAGAATGGTTCTGTCGGCTTTGAATTTGGGTAGTCAAGCTAAAGCTGGGGCTGTTGATACCCACTTAGCAGATTCGACCAATGGGGCAGATATGGCAATAGTTTTACAAGAACGAATAGGAGATCTAACGGTTCAGTTTGCTGATCCTTTAGCCTATTTTGACGGTGAATTACTTAAAGAATCTGATAAATATCTACTAGCACCCTATAAAAAACAGGTGCTTGTTTAATGGATTTAGTTACATATACATATCTCATTGGTTTCTTAAATTACCATGGTCTTATTTCCGCTCACTTAAATGAATACACTAAAAATAATGTGTATCAACAAGAGATAATTAATAGAAAATTTAGTGAAATTATCTCTGGTGAGCAATGGAATATCAATCGACATCTTTAAATAATTTATTAAGACTTCAAGAATTATGGTGGCAAGAAGACGCTAATTGTAAAAACGAAGATCCAGATCTTTTTTTTCCAAATCGAGGCGCCTCTACAAAAAAAGCAAAAGAAATTTGTAATGCGTGTCAAGTAAAAGAATATTGTCTAGAATATTCTATAGTGAACGCAGAAAAGTTCGGAATATGGGGTGGTCTTTCAGAAAGAGAAAGACGCAAAATAAGGAAGGACAGAGGCCTTACAAGGAAACGAAAAAATGCCAAGTAGAAAAATACCATCTGTAGAACAAGCCTATGAAATGTTTAATAAAGATCCTTGGCGACCATTATCTGAGTGGGCTACAGAATGGGACTGTTCACACGAAAGAGTAAGGCAACTTAGAGAACAGGCTGGTTTTCCACCTATGTCAAGCATTGATCATGGTATAGCTATAGAAATAATCGATAGAATAAGATCAGGAAAATATAAATTAACAGTAAGAACATTGTATGAAGATCTACCTATAGGTTTAGAAAAATTTTTATCTTGGATGAAAACAGATCCTGCAATATATCTAGGTGTTCTAGAGGCTCAGCAATATGTAAAAAAAAAAGAGTGGACACCAGATGAAAAACAATGTAAAAAATGTGGACAACTTTTACCTGTAAAAGACTTTGATAAAACACAAAAGTATAAAGATGGCCTTAAAAAGTTTTGTAGAAATTGTCTTTCAAATCCATCAGAAAAATTAGAAAAAATAAAATCTAGACAAGAAAAATTAAAAAAAATTAGAGAAAAGTTAGATAACGAAAAATAATCTCTTTTCTAGTAAAGTGTAAGTATGTCTTATGATTATCAAGCATATCTAAAAACAAATGTAACAATTCAATCAATGTCAACAGGTAGTGTTGATGAAAGAGGTTTATTTAACTCAGATTGGGCACAAGCCTCTACAACAGTTGGTCGTTTAGTTTCACAAAGAAGTGATGAAGAAGCAGGCAATGTTAATCTAGGAGTCGATGAATTTTTCTTGTACATACCAGCAACAGTATCTATTGAAAAAGAAAATAGAGTTCAAATTGGCTCAGATTATTTTGATGTTGAAGCTATAGAAGATAGGTTTGATAGATATGGAACAAATGTTATAAAACAACTAAGAATTAGAAAGTCAAGATGAGTTTTTTAAAAAGTAGATTTCCAGATATAAACTACAACTTTTCTTTAAGTGCTGGTGACTTTATGTCTGCTGGTGTATTTGATAGTCAGCTAAGACCAATGAGAAGAGTAGGTTTACAATACAACAGACTTGTAAACGATCTTAAATCTGTAAGACCTAGAGGTCAAGGTGTAGGTTTAAGAATTCAAAGAAGATTTGCTGGTCGTGGAGTTGGTTATATTGGAAGAACATTTATTCCACAGGATTTAGGAATTGTAACTCGTTTAGCTAACAGAGTTTTTGGTAGACAGGCACAAAGGCTAGTTCAAACACACTTTAATAATAAAATGAGAGTTAGATCAAGAATTGATGGTAGACAACTTACAGCAAATATAAGAGAGGTAGTTACAGAAGATAAATCACAAGTAAGAGCTATGAGAAAAAGAATGACAGCACAAGCTAAACAAATGGGTATATCTAAGCAAACAGTTTCTATGAGAAAATTTTTACACGAAGTAACAATGAATATGAGGAAAGGTAAAAGAAGTGAAGCTGCACCTATACAATCTGGTAACTTAAGAAGATCTATTATAAACAGAGGTTTTGTATCAAATCCAAAAGATGCAATTGCGAGAGGTATGGTAACAGTTGGTTCATCAATGGGTGGTAATCCTATGATTGCTGATCAAGCACCATACTGGTTCAAAACATTATATGGTGGTAGATACATAAACACGATTACAGGCAAACCTTTTACTAAAACAAGAGCAAATAGTCCTCATTGGTTTGGAAAAGCAGTATTTTTTGCAATGAAAGATTCTTTTGGATCAGATTCTGTATCTGGATTATTATATCAAAATCTACAACCACCGAGGCCTGGTCCTGTAGAATCACATCCTTTCTTAAGTCCAAAAGTAGATCTTACAAATGAGCAACTACAAAAAATTATAGATAGAGATCCTTTCGCATGAGTGGTTTAATTTCAGGTACAAATATACCACCAGACGCAGAGATTATTGCAAGAGCTTGGGCTTTAAGTAAAACAAGTATTACTGATATTGTTTCACAAAGAGTAGCTACTCGTTTACCTGCAAATCCTACTTTACCTTTTTTAGTATTAGAAAAAACAGGAGGTTCTCTCATTGATGAGGACTCACAAATTGCAATTAATGGCGATGATATAGTTTTTAATTGTTACGCTGGTAGATATGGTGGTGATAATACAAAAGGTGAGCCAGACTATACAACAGCTTCAAATCTAGCAAATGCAATTTATAAAGAAGCACATGTACAAGGAAACACAGTTGTAACCACAAGTGGTGGTACAAAAGCAAGAATTTATGGTTTTAGAGTCACTGGAACACCTGTTCGAGTAGAACAACCAGAGCTTTTAATTGCAAACTTTCAAATATTTGTATCAATGATCTATAGAGCATCTGCCTAAATACACATAACAAAACTCTTTTAAACTAATATAAGTATGAGGTAAATTATGGCAAAAATAAAAGTTAAAGTTAACCCAGTGTATGACGCTGACGCTGTCGGCGATGAAATATTGGGTGTAACATTTACCAAAAACGAATGGACGGAAGTTAATGGGAGTGACTGGAAAAGACTCCAAGAATCAACTGGTCGTATGTGGAACGGTGAGTATTCTATACCAATGCTTATCGAAGAAGGATCAGATTGGGAGATAAAACCAGTCGTTCAGACTGATATAAATGAAGACAATTCAGTTATAGATAGCGATGAGGAAGCTGACGACTCTTCTGAAGATTGGTATGGAACTGAAGAAGAATAAACTAGTCAAAAAGATTAGTTGTACAACTAATTAATAAGTTAGGAGAAATATATGCCAACAACATATAATACATCAGGTACAGTATCCGATGTACTCATAGGAACAGGTGTTCTCTATGTAGCTGCAAAAGGTACTGCATTTCCTGCACAGGACTCTAGTACAGCAACCCAATGGGCTGCTAATCCATCTGGATGGGCTGATGTTGGTTTCTCAGAAGACGGTTGGACTCTAGAATATGATAAAACTTTCGAAGATATCATGGTTGCAGAAGAAATTGATCCAGTAAAATCAGTTAAATCTGCTCAAGAGATAAGACTAACTGGTACTCTTGCACAAGCAAGTTTAACCAATATTAAAGAAGCCTTTGGTGGCGGTACAATCACAGAAAATGACACAGACTTTGCGTCTGGGTTTGATTCGTTAGTACCACCATCAACAGACGGATTTACTGAGAAATCACTTTTGTTAGTAACTGAGGGACCAAGCGGTGCAATCAGGCATTTACAAATCCCTAGAGCTATTAATGTTGGAGCTTTTTCAATGGCACAACAAAAAGCACCTCAAAAAGTGCTTTTAGCCACTGAGTTCAAACTCCTTGTACCAGATGCTACTGCTACATCAGTAGGAACAACTGACGGTAAAAAGAACATTTTTAGAATTGTGGATAACACAAATGCAACTACTGAAGGAAGTGTAAACTAAATCAAAACTGTTAGATAGGAGGAAAAAATGACAGAAAGATATTTAGAATTTAGTGCTGCGAAAGATGCGAGCCAAAAGGAACCTGTCATTGTCAACATAGACGGTGAAGAATTTGAGTTCCCAGCGTTTCTATCAGCATCAGTTGTCTTAAGTCAACTGAGCTATATAAACCAAGATGGCTCGCTTGCAGCTTCTAAATTAAAAGACTGGTTCTCTCAAGTTTTTGGTGAAGAGAACTTAGAAAAAATTTCTAAAAAAGTTGATTTCAAAACTTTACAAGAAATTTCAACAAAGCTTTTAGGCATATATGGTTTAGAAGATCAACCATTACCAACTGAGGTATCAGAAGAAGACGGTGATAACCCAAAATAACTTACAAGCCCAGTGACATTCTAAAACATTGGAGCTTGGTCGAATCTGATTTTGTTAGAACATACAATATCATAAATCCTCTTGATATTGAATGGCGCAAATTTTATAGATTACTTAGTACAATACCTATAGACGACTCTTTATTTTACAATCAATTTATTGAATATGGTGAAGATGGCACAATACAGCAAAAATCTGATGAACCTGAAAGAGGTTGGTGGAAAAAAGAGTTTGATCGTATGAGAGGTAGGGGCGATAGACAAAGAGTTGCAACCTCTATAGATGAAATGATACAGGATCAAAAAAATATAGGTAGAGAATAATGACAGAAATCACAGTCCCAGCAGGTGTCGTAGTTGCACAGACAGTTGTTGATTATAAAGGACATGCTGAAGTCAATAAAAGCACAGAGCAAGTCGCAAAATCTATGGGCGACACAGCAAACCGTGCTCAACAATTTGCTGCCAGAGCAGCAAGCGCTGCAATTATAGGTTTAGGTGCAACAACATTAGCATTTGTCAAAGCAGCTCAAGCATCTATGGCTTTTGAATCTTCATTTGCTGGTATAAGAAAAACTGTAGAGGCAACAGAAGAAGAGTTTGCACAATTAAAAGATCAAATATTTACATTAGCCAGTGTCACTCCAGTAACAGCAGATGAACTTAATAGAATAGGTGAGCTTGGTGGTCAATTAGGTGTTGCTGTTCAAAACTTACCTGATTTTATAAGAACAGTTTCTCAAATAGCTATTGCAACAAACTTAACTGTTGATAATGCTGCATTAGGTCTTGCTAGACTTGACGCTATTGCACAAACAAATGGCGAAACTTTTTCAAATGTATCCTCAACTATTGTTGAATTAGGAAACAACTTTGCAGCAACAGAATCAGAAATCATGACCACTGTACTTCGTATTGCTCAGGCCGCTGCTCAGGTTGGTGCAACTACACAGGATGCTTTGGCTTTTGCAACTGCATTACAAGCTATTGGTGTACCAGCTCAAGCTGGTGGTACTGCTGTAGCTCGTGTTTTCCAAGCCATAAACTCAGCGATAATACAAGCTGGGGAAGAGGCTGAAAAATTTGCTCAAGTAGCAGCTAGCTCAGGTAAAGTATCTCAACAGTCATTCGAACAATTGTTCGGTGAAGATCCAGCACAAGCAACAAGATTATTTATAGAGGGTTTAGCAGCAATCAATGAACAAGGCGGAGATGTTGTAAGTATTTTAGATCAATTAGGCCTTTCTCAAAGAAGAACTATGCTTGCTATTTTAGGTCTTGCAGAAGCTGGTGATCTATTAGAAAGAACACTTATAACAGGTAGAGAGGCTTTTGAAGCAAATACAGCGGCAACAGAAGAGGCCTTGAAAAGGTTTGCAACTTTAGAATCACAGTTACAAATAACTAGAAATATTTTTAATGAACTAGGTGTTCAAATTGGTGATGACTTTTTACCAGTTCTAAAAGAAGTTAACCAATTTGTTCAAGAAGTAACTTTAGGTTTTATTGAAGGTGAAAAGGGTGCTTTAATACTTAAACAAGCAATTGTAGGTTTGACATCAATTTTGGTAGCTGCAGGTATTAAACTTGGTACATTTACAAAAGCTCTTTCAATATTCTTTGGTAATCCAGTTTCAGCAGCATTAACTGCTTTTGGTTTACTTTTTACAACTATTTCTATTGGATCTGCAAAAGCGCAAGGTGAAATGGAACTTCTTAAAAGAACATTAGATGCTTTCTCAGGAGAGGGAATAACTGAAGAGGGTGTAAGAGCAGCTTTAGAGGGCGATCTAGATTTCCAAAATTTCTTAGGTGATGTCGAATTTTTAAACCCAACAAGTATCAAAGTACAAACAAGAAGGGCTTTAGCAGCAGGTACAGATGAGTTTGCAAAATTTTTTAAGGATACTAATGACGAGTTAATGTTCTTGGCTGATGTAGTTTACGGTGAAGACTTTTTGGGATCATTTATGAGAGATCAAGAAAAATTTTTAAAAGAGGGTAGAGGTACAATAGAAGATTTCATAGATATTCATTTACAAGGTTACGATCAAGCTACTGGTGAAATTATGGGTATAAATCTAGAAACAATAGAAAGATTCTCAAAATTAAGCACAGCACAACAGCAAGAATTACTCTTAAATGCAAGGGGGCAAGTTGATGAACTTTCAATATTAGTACAATTTCTTGAAAAACATAGACAAGCTCAAAGAGAATTAACTCAAGAAAGAGAAAAAGAAATAGAGGTGCAAGCTCTACTTAATCTTGGACTTGACGAATATGTCCCAGAGCTTGCAGGAATGATAGAAGCACAAAAAGACGCTATAAGATCGTCTGGCGATCTGGCTGAGGCTGAGCAAGATTTAAGTGATGCTTTTCAAGAAGCTACAACTATGGCTTCAGTAACACAAGAAAATGTAAGACAGAGTGTTGATGGTTTATTTAACTCATTGGAGAGAGTAACAAGAATGACAGTAATGACTGTTGAAGAGATGAATAGAAACTTGGCAGAAAAATTACTTTTAAAAGAAATATTTGAAGACGCTATCAATCAAGTACTTGCATTAGGTTTTGATGATATAGCTTTAGAGTTTTCTAAATTAGGTCCTGAATCTTTACCATCACTTTTAAATCTATTAGCTGATCCACAAGCACTAAGAGATAGAGAAGTTATGTTAGAACAAGCAGCTATCAGTGATGTTGAAAAAATCAAAGAAGCTATGTTTGGAACCGATGACGAGGTAGAAGATCTAAGTTCTAAAGTTGGTAAGTCTTATGTAGATGGTGTTATTAATGGAATATTAGGAAGATCAGATGATCTAAAAGAAGCAGCTGGTGAAACTGGTAAAACAGTTATAAGCGTATTTGAAGATGTTTTAGGTATGCAGTCACCGTCAAGAGTTACTAAAGAACTTGGTGAGTTCTTGATGCTTGGTTTTGTAGATGGTATAAAAGCTAGCTTTCCAACACTTGAAACAGAAGTCAGAGGTAAAACAATTGATCTTGTTAATATTATTTCTCAATCTGCAAGAGAAGCTAATACAGCTATAGGTTCAGCTTTCAGAGGACAATTTGGTTTATTTTCTGCTACATCACAACAAATAGCATCTGAACAAAGATTAAATGATCTTATAAAAGAACAAACAAAATTACTCAAAGGCAATACTGCCGAAATGACAAAAAATATTCAAGACGCAAAAGATAAAAGAGATTTTCTAAAAATTGCATTTGAAGAGGGGACAATATCTTTAGCAGAATATCAATTAGCTGAAGAGGAACTACAAGAGGCAGAAAGTGCAAGAGCTGATAGATTAGAAGAACTTGATAGTCAAATACAACAATCACAGTTATCACAAGCACAAAATCAATTTAACTTAGCTCAGTCTGCTTTCCAACTACTACAACAAGGTCCAGAGGCAATAGACATTTTCAAAAGATTAGGTGAAACTTTAGGTATAGATGCATCAATAATTGATAGCGTTGTTACAAAAACATCTGAACTTGCAAACACTTTAGGTCAGGATTTTGCAAACGAAGTTGACGGTCTTGCTAGGAAATTTTTTGATACAAATTTGAAAATAGAACAAGAAGAAATTATGTTACAAGTTGATTCAAGTTCAGCTATTGGGCAACTTCTTGATTTAGAAAAAATGTATGAAGAGATAAAAAGACGAATACTTGAAAATCCAATTGAATATGGTTTAGTACAACTTCCTGATGGTAACAGGCCTAGAGGAGGAGGTGGTGGTGGACTACCTAAATTAAGTATGGCAGGTGGCGGTAGAATACCTATGTATGCAAATGGTGGAACATTAAGATCTGGATATGGTGTAGTAGGTGAGTATGGACCAGAGTTTATAAGAGCAATACCTGGTGGTGGTGTAGATATTACACCTATGGGCAACTACGGTACAAGCAGTATAAGAGTTGATAATCTAAATGTAAATGTAACAGGTGTTCCATCAGATCCAATGCAAGCTAGAAAAGCAGCTATACAAATTAAAAAAGAACTTGCAAAACTTGATAGAGAAGGCCTCATAGGTACAGGAATTAGAGGAAGATAATGCACGCAAATTATCATGGTGAATATCACAAAGCTACTCACGATAACGAATATGTTGAATGGGAAGAGGAATGATAGACAATAAAGAAAAAAGTTATTTAAAAGCTTGTCAATCAGATTTTAATTGTGGTAATTATTTTTATCACACTAAATACAGATATTGTGAACAATGTAGAGCTAAGGATTGGTGCTAATGGCTAACACAATTACTATCGGTAGACTAACTTTTACTTCACCTGCAACTTTAAGTGATAGTAGAAGTGGTAATAATCATAATTTAAATATAACTGGTAAGTTAGCTCCTGATACATTAGATGAGGCAAAGTATTTAAGAGATGAACTTTTGTCTTGTGCAAATGGTTACTATGTTGTTCCATTTATATGGCAAGGTGATACATCTGTATCTGGATATGTAAGAGTTATTGGTGCATCTGTAAATACAGAAAGGGTTATATCTGGTGGTTACAACTACTCTATTGAATTAGAATTTTTAGGAAATATGGGTGAAGTGGAGTTTGAAAGTCAAATGACTGGTGGTTTCATATCAAATGATCATTCACTATCAAGTTCTACTAGTCAATTTTATGCAGGACCTGTTGATTCTTTTTCACATGAACATAGTTCTTTGCCTAGTACATTTACAAGAGTAGGTGAAGATGGTAATACAATAATTAGATTTGGATCATCTATAAGAAATACAAATGCAAAATTTTTAGTTGATCCTGCAGATTTTTATAAAAATGCTTGTGAAGTTTTTACAGATGGAATAGATGATGTTAATAGAATAAGGTGTGGTATGGAATCACCAAATAATTCACCATCTTCTACAAAAATACAAAATGGTTTAGTTCAAATGACATTTGTGAACAACACTACACAATCAAGATTTATAATAAAGTCTTACGACACAAACGGTTATAAATCATCTACAGAATTTGCAGTTTCTAGAGGTGCAAGTGCTACAGAATGGCAGGGTTGGAGATCTGTACAGATACTTAAAAATGATCCAGAAATGGTTACTGTAAGATTGGGTAGCTATTATGAAGCGTCAACAAAAGATAAAAGACTTACTTTTGATGTTTCACTTAGAAGGGGTGCAAGGCATTTTTCAATTGTTGCAACACAGTTTTCATCAGCACAATTCAATATAAGACCAACTACTACTACTGCTTATACAGATAACACAAGTTATGGTATTACAACAAGTAATGATATTGACGGAAACAAAATAATTTTAGGATCTCCTCAAAACTTTGATGTTGATACAACAAATGGTGGTATAAACTCAACTGCAAATACAGCCACATTAAAAGCTTTCTTAGGATACGAATTTAATGGGAGTTCTGCAACCTCAGAGGACGCTGCTACAAAAGTACGAGATCAGTACTTAGATAACATAGTCGAGGTTGTTAGATTAGTTAAGTCATGAGTGTTACAGAAAAGCTTATGGCACCTGGTCAGTTTTCTGTCCAGCTAGATAAGACAAAAGTTCCGAACTCAATAATAAATCAAATAGACGCTTGGGGACATATAATTATTGTTCCTGCAGATGTAAATGTACAAGAATTTAACGATAGTTCACTTTTAGATCAGTCAGATTATACAGGTATTGTTTACTCACTTGAAATAGGAGATGAACAAAATGTAGTAATTACAGGACAAGGCCTTATAGCATATTTAGGTGATGGTGATTCTAGAGGTATGCCTATAGCAGAAACTGGTGGACCAACAGGTGTAAGATCATACTCTAATACAACCTTAGAAAATGTTTTAGACACAACAGGTACTCCAAAAGGATTATTAAGAGATGAAAGTGGTAATCAAGGACCAATAAGAAAAGGTAACATAACAGATCCTGGTTCTAATTATACAGGTAAACACTATACAGAGTCTGCACTCAAAGCAATAAAGTATGTCTGTCAAGATTTAGGCGTTGAGTTCAAAGTAAATCAAAAAGGTTTTTTGGACGCAGGACCTGTTGGTAATTTATTCGCAGGACATACTTCAGATCCAACATCTATTATTGTGAGAGGACAAACTGGTGAAGATCCAAATATAACTGGTTTGACAACTTCATCTTTGGTTGCACAGTTTGATGCATCAGAGTTTGTAAACAAAGTAGAGCTAGTAGCTTCTAAATATGGTGCAGAAGCAAACTATGGTGCAGCAACTGCTAGTACTAATCCATATAAAGATTTATTTGGCTCAGCACTTAAAAGAACACAATATGTTTCAGATCCTCAAACACCTAACACATCAAGAAATGCAAGGGCTACAGCTTACTTAAATGAATTAAATTTAGTAAAGAAAACACTTAATGTATCTTTAGATGAATATGACATTTCAGGTGATTTTGAAGTAGGCGATAAAATATTTATTTTTGATCCTGATATTGGTTTTGTTGATACAGAGGCAGATAGACTAGCAGACAGTAGGTCAAGTTTATTTGAAACAGTTTATCAAGGTAGAATATTAAATCCGACAAAGATCAGAATATTAGGTATTACATGGCCTATTAAGAGTGGTTATGGTGTGTTCTATAGAAAGTCTAATGGAACATACTTAGAGCTTACTGATTATCTTTTATATGAAACAGGCGATGTTCAATTAGAGGTAGGTGATGTTGCACCTGCAATCTCTGAAAGTTTGGGATTTAGTGGCTATACATTAGATCAAGTTGGTACAAATGATAAGACCGTTCCTAATGCACCATCAAACTTAACTCAAGTCGCTGGGACATATACAGATGGTAACGGTGTTTCAAAAGCTTTTATAAAACTATCTTGGACACAACCTACAAACTCAGACGGATCAACAATTATAGATGGATCATTATACAGAGTTAGATATAAAGCTAAAGCTGACAGTTTAAGTAATAATATTACTGATAGCACAGGCACACAGGTAACTGATTATCAGTTTCAAAGCGTAACTTTTGGAACAACAGAATTTGTAATTTATGATTTATCACCGAATACATTTTATGAAGTGGGTGTACAAACTATCGATCAATCTGGTTTCAATAGTAGTTTTACAACAATATCATCTGTGCAAACTCCAAGAGATGGTAGCGCACCAAACAAGCCAGCTGGTTTTTCAACAATTGCGAGTAATCCACTTAGAGTTCAATTTATACATAAACTAGGACAAGCAAAAAATGATGCTGGTAACGCTGTAAGTCCTGTAGTAGATTTTACTTTGGCAAAAGATATTGATCATTTAAATATCTACGCTTCAACTACAAGTGGTTTTAATTTAGCTTATAACTCAACAACTAAGAAAGTTGTAAACTCAAGCTTTAAAATTGGTGAGCTAAAAGCTTCACACGCCCACATAACAAATGGTATTCCAACTATTGGCTACATAGATTTAGATAATGCAACCACACATTTTTTTAGACTAACAGCTGTAGATAGTTCTGGTAATGAATCTGAACCATCAGATGAACAAAGTGGTAATGCAGATTTAGTTGATACAGCTCATATAGCAAACTTGGCTGTAACTGAGGCACTGATAGCAAATGCTGCAATTACAAATGCAAAAATAGCTACTGCTGCTATTGGTACTGCAAATATTCAAGACGCTGCAATCACAAATGCAAAGATAAATGATTTAAATGCAACAAAAATAAATGCTGGAACGATAAGTGCAGATCGTATTGCTTCTGGAAGCATTGATACATCCAAACTAAACTTTACACCTTTGAGTTCTTCTAATGTTGTTGCAAGTATAAATGCTTCTACAGAGGGTTTAACAATAAATGCAAATAGAGTAAATTTTTCAAATGTTGTAACTATTGGTTCTGCTTTAGATATTGGATCTGGTTCAACAAGTTTTCATGTTGACAGTTCTGGTAATATGTTTTTAGGTGCTACAACACTTGGTTCTGCACCATTTAAAGTAACAAATGCTGGTGTTGTGACAGCTACAAATTATACACTTACTGGTGGTACAATCAATCAACCTGCAATAGAACTTGCAACCGACACTGGAACATCTGCACCCACTTCTGCTTCAAGTTCAGCTTTAAAAATTGGTACTTCAACACTATTTGAAAGAAGTAATAAATTATTTTCA